GGGAGATGTTATGCCAAAACATAAAGGACTGTCAGAGTATTCTTATACTGAAGATAATATAGATTTTGATATAGGAGGAGTTATAGGGACTAAGATAACAAAAAAAATAGGTATCTTTGTAGAAGGTAGGTGGAGACGTTATTGGGATATAGATAACTATGAAATAAAAACGGGTATTAATTATACAATATTTTAATTATGAATATATTAAGTACAATATTTAGTGGAGGAGCTAAAGATTTAGTAGAGGGTGTGGGTAATGTTATAGATGATTTACACACTTCTAAAGAAGAAAAACTTGCAGCTGAACAAAAGATAAAAGAATTAGTTGCTTCTTATCAAACTACTTTAGAAAAAGAAATCTCAACGAGATGGGATTCGGATATGAAATCTGATTCTTGGTTATCAAAAAATGTTAGACCAATGGTATTGATATTTTTAGTTTTATCAACAGTGTTATTAATATTTATTGACGCAGGGGTTATTAATTTTGTAGTAGAAGCTAAATGGACTGACTTATTACAACTAGTATTGATTACTGTAATAGGAGCTTACTTTGGTGGTAGGTCTTTAGAAAAAACTAAGAAAAAATGAAATATACTAGAAGAAAAATAAAAGATACTGTAGAAAGATTAGGATACAAATATTTTGATGGACATAACTATGATGTTAACATTATCGGTGTTAGAAACTCAGATACTAACGGTGAAGTAACAAATAAGTTTGATGATATAATAACTATATCATTTAAAGATGAGAATGGAGAATGGCAGTATCATGAATATGAATGCACAACAGACCCAGGAGATGATTGGATGGAAAATCCATGGGTGGAAGAAAAAGGATGTGCAGTTCTGAAGCCTGGTCAATATAGAGGTTCACATAAATTAAGATTACATGGAGGTAAGTATTTAGCTTTAGGGCAAAAGAAACCTGTAACTGTTTATAGAGATAATAATAGAAATGATAAATATGAATTTGATGAATCATCTTGTGATACAGGTGTATTTGGTATTAATATTCATAGAGCAACTAAATATGCTGGTAAAACATCTACTAATGTAGATAAATGGTCAGCTGGATGTCAAGTTATTGCATCTAATGATGATTGGCATGAATTTTTAGATATTTGTCAAACGGCTAGAGAGGTGTGGGGAAATTCATTTTCCTATACACTTTTAGAGAGTAAGGATTTAATATAATTAAATCTTGTTTATAATGAAAATATTCATTATATTTGTAAAATTAAAAGACTGATGAACGTAATTCATTAATACCAAGGTATATACCAACGTATTACTATAGATAAGATAACATAAAAAAGAATATAACATGGCAACATTAACACCATCATTATCATTAACAATAGATTACTCTTCTGTAGGAGCAACTACAGGGAGTTTAATAATAAGTGTAGATGACGCATTAACTGTAACTAGCCCGTTAACTAACTTATCTTCAAAAGTGGTTGCCACTGGAGCTGCTTCAGAGCTAATACCTACTAACAGTGCCACATCTTATATTTATATAAAAGCTGTTTCTGAAGCTGCTGACTCAAGTTCTTTTCTTCAGGTGAAGATTGGTTCTCACGCTGTTATAAGATTAGATGTAGGTGAATTTTTGTTTACCCCAATTTATAATGGATACGCTGTAAATTGCGAGTCTTACAACAGTGCAGTTACAGTAGAATTTGGAAGTTGGACAAAAGGATAATAAATAAATAATAAATAAATAAAATGGCAACATTAAACGCAACAATAAAACTAGTAAGCAGTGATGTATCTGCAGATGAATCATTAAACTTAACGACTACAGACGCGTTATCAGTTGGAGTACCTACATCTAATTTAAGTAAGATGTCAATCGCTACAGGTTCAGCTCAAACTATTATAGCTTCTAACTCAGCATTTTCACATGTATATGTTAAAAATACCACTGGAACAAATGCAACAGATTTTGTTCAGATAAAATTAGGTACTGCAGCTGTAATTAAGTTAATGGTTGGAGAAGCTTTCTTCTTACCTTTATATAGTGGTCTAGTGGTGGAAGGAGAATCTTACGGAGGAGCTTGTAAGGTAGAGTTTGGATACTGGACTAGAGCATAATAATAAATATGTATATGTATTGGAGAGATACATTTTTTTACGATACAACTAATGTCGCTGATACATGGGAAACAATAGCTACATCAACTGATATAGGTAAATCTGATTCTATTTCTGGAGGTACTGTATTACAACATTTCACTGTTAATAATAAACATAGTGCTGGTATTACGTTTAACGCTAAATTAGTTTATCTACATTCTGATGGAGTTACCACTACTGACATAATGCTATCAGAAGATATAACTTTAGCAACAACAAAGACATATAATTTTCTGAACTACTCAGATACATTAGAATGGGCTACGCCTGGGACATTAAGTATCCCATCAGGGTCTTATATACAGGTTAAATCAAGTGTAATAAATAGTATGGATATTGTATGTACATTAAGAAGTTATTCTCAAGGTAAATTTGATGACAATCGTTAATAATTATGCATCTTAAATATCTAGTAATACATTCCACTAATACAGAATATGATGTTGAAGTTTCTGAAAAACAAATTATAAATTCACATATACTACTACCTCCTAATGGTAAAGGGTGGGATAAGGTTGGATATTCAGATGTTATACATTTAGATGGGACTATAACTAATCTAACTCCTTTTAATGAAGATGGTAGAGTTGAAGAATGGAATTTATCACATGATGGTCACGATATATATCCTTTAGCTAGACATATAGCTTATGTAGGGGGTGTATCTAAAGACGGATTTAATTCCGAAAACACAATGACTCAAGAACAACAAATTACTTTTGATATATATTTAAAGTATATGTTAAGAAGACATCCAGACTTATTAATCGTAGGTCATGGTAAATTATCAGGAAAATCATGTCCTGGATTTAGAGTTTCTACATATTGCGAAAGTATAGATATACCTAGTAAAAACATCTTAAAATAAAAGTTATTAACAATAGTTGTTTGTGTTAATATTTTTTATATAATTGTACCATATGAAAACTTACGGAAGAAGAATAAGATTAACCCCCCAAGAAGAATCATTAATTCAAAATCATAGACTAACTACAAACGTAGGAATAATTGGAGACACTCATGAGCCCTTCTGTCATCCTGATTACAGAAATTTTTGCTATGATGTATTTGAGCGTTTTGGATGTAGTGAGATAGTTCATATCGGAGATGAGTGTGATAATGCGGCTCTCTCATATCATGAATCAGAATTAGAAATGCCGAACGCTGTTAGAGAAGCTGAACAAGCACAAAAAGCTATGGAAAAATGGTATGAAACCTTCCCTAATGTTAAAGTTTGTGTAGGTAATCATTCAGCCTTACCCTTCCGACAAGCAACCTCAGCTGGTATACCTAAAAGATATTTGAAAACCTATGAAGAAATTTGGAACGCCCCAGATGGATGGAAATGGCAGATGGAATGGGAGGTAGATAATGTATTATATGTTCATGGTACAGGTTCTTCTGGTATTAGTGGAGCTCGTAATAGAGCTATAGCAAATAGACAATCTACAGTTATCGGACATTCTCATTCGTTTGGAGGAGTTAGTTACATGGCTTCTCGTAATGATATCATTTTTGGCATGAATGTCGGATGTGGCATAGATGTAGACCATATGGCCTTTTCCTATGGTAAGCATTTTCCTAAAAAACCAACATTAGGATGTGGAGTGGTATTAGATGGAGGAAGAACAGCAATCTTTATACCTATGAATTTAGGTAGTAAATATAATTGGAGTAAATAAATGGCAAAAAATAAATATAGACCTATGAAAAATATGAATATCACAAACCCTGCGATAACAGATATTAGAGATGAAAGAGCTTCTCAAGATAGAAAATTATTAAGAATGGAAGCTTTTAAAACAACAGCTATGGTTTTAGGAGCTAATAAAGATACAACAATGTCTGAAATTATAAATGAATCTAATAAGGTTTATGCGTTCTTAGAAAATGGAACCACTCAACCTGAAAAGAAATAGTTAATTATCATACCTACCTCTAACCTTACCTCCTGGTCTCATTAAAGCTTTTCCCCATCCGTTAAATTTAGAGTCTTCTTCCATGTATTTTTCACATTTTTTACAAAACGCTTGAGGGATTACTAACTCTCCATTGTTAACGGATATAGTATACTCATCTAAATTAATACTCTTCTTACATTTTTTACATGTAAATTTAGCCATTATCTCTTTTAATTTTCTCTAGTTCAAATTCTAAATGAGCTATTGCTTTTTTAATACACTCTACAGGAGTATCGTGTTTTTTGTAAGCTCTTAAAAGATATGTTACAGCTGTAGCTAAATGATATGGTAATTCAAAATTATCACATACTCTTCTCGCTTCATACCCTTCTTTACCTTTATAGTATTCGGGTATTCTATTATCATTTTCTAATCCTCCAGATAATGTTTTTCCATCATATTGGTCTAATGTTGTACTCCTGTTTCTATCATATTCATAATAGTGTTTACTATGCTTCTTGTCGTTCATATTCTTCTAATTTATCTAATAATTGTTGAGGTGTATATATTTTTAATTTGTCTGTATAGTCTTTATATATGCAGGTAAATTCTTTTCCATCTTCATTATAAGTCCAAAAGGTTTTTACTCCATCATCTATCTGTTTCTTTAATATTTTTTTTATGTTATTGTATTTCATGCGGCAAAGATATTAAAAATAATTCATAATAAGTAATTCTGTGCCTTTATTTTGTTTCTTACCTTTCTGTGCTCCC